TCAAATTAAAAATGCAATAGATTGGAAAAGATTTACGGAAGGTGGTATGTGATTTTTTGTATTGGTAATGGTGAGAGTAGAAAAGATTTTGATTTAGAAACATTACGCAACTATGGTAAAATATATGGTTGCAATGGATTGTATAGAGATTTTACCCCAGATGTTTTAGTGGCAATGGATTTTAATATTTGCCATGAGATATACCGTTCAGGTTATGCTTTCAAGCATCCTGTATATTTGAAACAATGGACAAAGTGTCCGGCTAGTATGTATTCAAAATTATTCTATAAAGAAACTATAGATAAGTTTATTGGTGGAGTTGATAATGTAAGCGTATATACAAATGAATGGTCTTGGCCAAATCAAAAGAAAAGATTTTTTGTTTGTTGGGCGAACAATAAAGATATAATGGAAAAATTGAGAGAAGAACGAAAAGATTGGCATGAAGATGATTATAAATTACATTTAAGTAAGGACCAAGAAGGTTATACTATTACTTGGACCAAGAAAAAAGATAAGGTAATGGGATTTGGTAAGTATAAGAATGATAAAACAAATGCTGGTATGTTAATAGCATATATGGCGTCAGATAAAGATGATATTATTTACTTAATAGGTTATGATTATTATTCTAAAACAAAAACAGTAAATAACTTATATAAAGGAACAAAGGGTTATGTGGGTGAGAAGGCAGCTTCTATTAATCCACATAATTGGATAACACACACGAAACTATTATTAAATAAGTTTCCTAATCACAAATATATTCATGTGGGAGAAGGTAAACCTTTTGATGAATTGAAAGATAGAACAAATATAGAATGGATTACATACCAACAATTAGATGAGCGACTTAACAGTAGAATACTTTAACGAAGCATTTATTAAATGTAAAAGTGAAGATTTAGGTTTGATTCAGGACTTATCAGACTTTTTTACCTTTCAAGTACCAGGTGCTAGTTTTATGCCATCTGTCCGTGCTAAAAGGTGGGATGGTAAAATACGATTATTCTCTAAAGCAACAGGTAAAATTTACGGCGGTCTGTTACCTTATATTACTGAATTTTGTCGTAGAAACAGACATACAATCATACTACCCAGCTCGTTAAACACCCTTGGTGCTCTTGCTATGAAGGATATTTCCAAGTTTTGTGATGATTTATCATTAAAAACGAAAAAAGAGAGCTTAACTATACGAAACTATCAATTAGACGCTATTCATCATGCTCTTAATAATAAGAAGACAATATTACTTTCCCCTACTGCAAGTGGTAAGTCTTTAATCATATATTGTATCATTAGAATGATGAAAGTATTAGGTAACAGGTGTCTATTGATTGTACCAACAACAAATTTGGTGGAACAAATGTATAGTGATTTTAAGGACTATGGATGGAATGCTGAAAAATATTGCCATAGAAAATATTATGGTTATGAAAATGAAACAGACAAACCTGTTATGATATCCACTTGGCAATCATTAGCAACATTTGATAAATCGTTTTTTACAAATTTTCAATGTGTTATAGGTGATGAAGCTCATTTATTCAAATCAAAAGAATTACAAAGAATTATGAGCTCATTAATAAATGCCAAATATAGAATAGGTACTACTGGCACTTTAGATGATTCAAAAACACATAAGTTAGTATTAGAAGGTTTATTTGGAACAGTAAAGAGTATAACAACAACAAGGGAATTGATTGATGATAAACAATTAGCTGATTTAAAAATTCAATGTATTGTCTTAAAGTATCCTAAAGAAGAATGTGTCCAAGTAAAAAAAATGAAATACCAAGAAGAAATGGAATATATTGTTACACACGAAAAGCGTAATAAGTTTATAACGAATCTTGCTAAAGGATTAGATGGTAACACCTTGGTTTTGTTTCAATTTGTTGAGAAACATGGAAAAAATTTATTTGATGTAATGAAAAAATTTAAAAGAAAAGTGTTTTTTGTATATGGTGGTACAGAAACAAAAGATAGAGAAACAGTAAGGAGTATAACAGAAAATGAAAAAAAAGCAATTATCGTGGCATCATTTGGTACTTTTAGTACCGGTATTAATATTCGTAATCTTCATAATATTATTTTTGCTTCCCCAAGTAAATCTAGGATTAGAAATTTACAATCAATTGGTAGGGGGTTAAGATTAGGAGATAATAAGAAAAGTGCGACCTTATATGACATATCAGATGATTTTGGTTATAAAAGTTATCGTAATTATACTATGGGGCACTTTATGGAAAGAATAAATACTTATAGTGAACAAGAATTTGATTATGAAATTCATAACATAGACTTAATATGACAGATACAAAAGAAATAGTAAAAAAACCAGTAAAGCCTGAAACACGCATTGTTCGTTTGGTAAGCGGTGAACAATTAATTGCTAGTATATCAGCTTTGCCTACAGAAGATTTTGTTAAGTTATATAGTCCTTATAAAATAGATATTTACAATATGGAACCTGAACCATCAAGTTTATGGTCAGAAGAAAGAATGGCATTAAAACCTTGGTGTTTTCAAACTACTGATTCAGTAATTATTGTTAAAAAACATAATATTCTTGCATTAGCACATCCTACTAAATCAATAGTAGAGTATTACACTAATATAAAAACAGGTAAATTTCCTCCTACACACACACCATTATTAAGAAAAGATAATAAAGAAAATGAAATAGCACAACAAATAAAACCAAGATTGCCAGTAGAAGAATTTAATCGTTTGTTGGAAGCTATAGATAATGATGAAGAATATAACGAATTATTTAATTATATAAGAGGTAAAAAGACTATTCATTAAACTATACCTTGCAAAAGGCACATGCCTATTATATAGCAGTTTACTCAAAATGTCAAGGCTAAAAACGAAAAAAAATGAAAAAAATTTAAATCAAAAAATTAAATAAAAATAAGCTGAAAAGATTGACTTTTTCTTGTTTTTATGATATAATGGAGATATTATGAATATAAAATTGAAGAAACCTAAGCCGAAGGAACACTATGTTAATAACAAAGAGTTCTTGGAGGCAATGAAAACATATAGAGATAGTGTTCTTTCAGCTCGTAAAAGAAAAAAACAAGAACCACCAATAAGTGATTATATAGGTGAATGTTTCCTAAAAATTGCTAATCACTTATCTTATCGACCAAATTTCATTAATTACACATATAAAGAAGATATGATTTCTGATGGTATAGAGAATTGCCTGCAATATGTAAGTAATTTTGATCCAGCTAAGTCTAGTAATCCTTTTGCTTATTTTACACAAATTATATATTTTGCATTTATTCGTAGAATACAAAAAGAAAAGAAACAAACACTTATTAAGAAAAAACTTATAATGAAAGCAGGTTTAGATGATTTGGTTTTACAACCAGGTGATGACGGTGTATTTACAAATCAATATGCTGATTTTTTACAGAGGAATATGGCAGTTGATGTAGATGAAAAACCAAAAGTAAAAAAGAAAAAAAAGAAAGAACCAAGGAAACTTGAATATTTTATGCAATGAAGATAGCATTAATTACGGACACCCATCTTGGTGCCAGAAATGACAATCCTTATTATGCCGATTATTTTTACAAGTTTTTTACTGAATTGTTTTTTCCTTATTTAAAACAGCATAACATTAAAACGCTAATACATTTAGGTGATATAGTTGATAGGCGTAAGTTTATTAATTTTAAAACATCAAATTTATTTCGCTTAAATTTTATGCAACGATTGTGGCAAGAAAAAATTGATACACATATTATCATTGGTAACCACGACACTTATTATAAGAACACCAATGAAGTGAATGCTGTTGATGAATTATTAACAACATATGATGGTTTACACGAACCCTTTATTTACACAAATCCTAAAGTTGTTGAATTGGGCGGTATTAGAATATTATTTTTACCGTGGGTTAATTCATCAAATGAAGAACAAACAAAAATGATGTTAGAACAGGAGAGTGCTGATATTGTTTTAGGTCATTTAGCGGTAAAAGGTTTTATGATGAACAATGGTCATATGTCAGACACAGGTTTAGAGAAAAGTTTGTTTAAACGATTTGAAAAAGTCTTGACTGGACATTTTCATAAAAAAGCAGATGATGGTCAAATATATTATTTGGGTTCACCATATGAATTTTCGTGGAGTGATTACAATTGTCCTAAAGGTTTTCATATCCTTGATACAGAAACAAGAGAAATAGAAAGAATTAAGAATCCACTTACAATACATCATAAGATAAACTATAATGATGAATTGAATGATTATAGCAATTATGATTATTCACAATGCAAAGATAAATTTGTTAAACTTATTGTTGACAAGAAAAAGGATTATTATCTTTTTGATAAGTTTATAGATGATATGTATAAGAAAACAAATGTCTATGATTTAAAAATTATAGAGGATTATTCAGATTTGGATGCCTCGACAGTAGCAGATGACATTGTTGAAAAGAGTGAAGATACGCCAACATTACTAGAGAATTATATTGACCAAATAGAAACATTC